ATCCGGACCGTCGTCATGGTCAGCCATAGGGAAATACTTAAGCTGTTCCAGTAAACGCTTTTGTTTCTTCTGAAACTTAATATATTTATTTTTAATTTCAGGCTGAAGCGTTGTTATTCTTAAGACCTTATCAGAGGTTTGAGGAACTTCTTCAATTGGTAAGTAAATTTGCTGTCTTGCAGCCTCTTTGGCAAGAGCCTCCTTTAAGAACCATTGGAACTGTACAGTTTCAACTCCAAACTTTTTATAGTTTTTGCCATAAGTCTTATCAATCCATATAGCCTTTTGCAAAACATCGTTAATAATAACATCAGGATGTCGACGTTCAATGTCAGCATCAACAATGTATTTATACCCGGTTATCGTATCAAGTGCCAATGTAATAATAGCAGAGAAGTCAGATTTCTTCCATAAAATAAAAATTGAGGTGCTGAAAAGTCAATCTCAAGCGGATTGAAATAGTCAAACCATTCCTCATTAAATAAACAGTCATCAGGATTAATAGGTTCGTTCTGCAGCTCTGAATTGAAGGAAGCTTCACCTTCAGACACTTTAATAACCATTAAATCATAATAGGATAGTTTTTCTTCCCATAAAACTGATGTGCCAGCCAGCATTGCTTCTTTGTTCTCTTCAAAAAAGCCTCTTGCATCAGCCTCATGATTATCATTATCAAGGTCGGTGAATATTTCTTCCCAGCGTGTCCAAAGTGGCGAATTTGAGAAACTTTGAACAGCCTTATACTTCATACTGCGATATGACGGATTTTTCATTACCTTAGCTAGCAAGCTGTCATAATGTAGCATTGTTCCGATGTAAATAAAGTCGGTGTAATCATCCCCGGCTTTTGAAACTGCTTTTAAAAACCAATTCTCAAGCTTTCTGCGTTGCTCTGGAGTGTTTACATTTTCATCATTTTCAACATCATCCAAAACAAATAAATCAGGTCGCCAATTGTGATGCTTACGTCCACGAAGCTTTTTACCAGAGCCGATAGCCTCAATTTTAATACCAGTTTTAGTAACAAGAACATTACTTCGCCATACAGCCCCAGCAAGATGCCCAAAATCCTCAATTATTGCTTCTTGTCTTCCAGTTCGTCACGAATGCTCTCCAAGAATCCTTCAGCCTGTTCTGATGAATCTGATAGAATAATAAGATAATGTTTATATTCAAACACTGTAGCGTGCAAGGCATCTTTAAATGTGAGATTTGTTGACTTAGCGTGTCCACGAGGTGCAGCCACTACTCTTTTTGAACCAGGTAATCGGTTTATTTCTTTTGAAACCTTTTCACAATCAGGAACTTTCCCTTTTAACACACCCTCACTCCATAGCTTATCAAGCTCTTGATGAAACGCTGGTGAAGGTCTTGAAAAATAATGAGAGAGATATGCCCTTCCAAAATAGCCAAGGTCAAATGCTGAAAGCTTTTTGCGTATTCCATTTTTGCCAGTAAGCTCAGCACCCAGCTCATAAAGCTTTAAAAGCTGAACTCTCTCAGGCTTGTCATCAATCTTTAAATACGTTTCTGTAAGTGCTTTAAGCTCATTTAAATTTGCATCTGAGCGTTCTTCGCTTTTTAATTTTGCTGACTTGATAGCATCGTTTAGTAAATTAATGCTCTTCTTTTTTGTTGGATTCATTTTATCCCTCCCGTCTATAAATTTATCCATAAAAAATAACGGGCATAATTGCCCGTTAAAGCTATTTAATTGTCATTTAAGGTCATTGCCCCACTCACTCATATTAAAACGTCTTAAAACGCTGTTAAATGCCTTTAAAACGAAAATGAAAAAGGGTATGCGTTGCCATTTCGAAAAAGCTATAAAGCTAGTCGATTTTTACAATTAAATTAATTGCTTAGTATATTGCTTATCAACAATTACAGGGGACGAATCAACCCTGCTAAGTCAATACGCATTTTACGGTCATATATCAAGTGAAATAGTGAATGTATGATTAATTCCTGCTATCATGACGGATACTTTTGCTCTTTTTTGACGTTTGTTAAATTTAATAACCTTACTTCCCTTAGGTAACATCCGGAGTAATTCTTCTTCAGAATTAGCTGGAAGAGGTTTTATTGGCTTTCCTCTATTGTTAATTCTAAAAATATATTCAGCCTCATCATCACTAAGCGGAGTAGGCTTGCCGAGAATTTTAACAATGCTATGAATGTTTTTAAAAGCATAAAATACTTCTGCTGTATACTCTACATCAACAAATATGTATGATGGCATCAGAAGCTTTTCAATTGATTTCCATTCACCACCATGACGTTCAAGGATGTCTTCTCTTAAACACATCGAGTTATACCCTTTGAGCAAAAGCTCTTTGTGAGCTATCTCATCACATCCGGGTTTAACGTACAAAACATATACGCTCAAACTAATCAGCTCCTCCAGCTTGTTTGTCACTAATAAATTTGCTGACCTCTGCATATAGCTCTGGTTGTTCCTTAGCCATTGATTCGAACACAAGCACCTTAACCTGTTCAAGTCCTGCATCCAGGATATCTTTATTTTTAATATCCATATTTGCCTTATATGAAGCTGCCTTAACAAGACCGGTAGCTTGACTTACTAATTTTGATGGGTCGATATTCTTCCACTGTTCTTCAGTAGTATTCTGAATAGCCTCCATAACCTGATGTGAAAGCAGCCTAATAATACCTTCGGTAGTATCAAGCTGTGGGTACTTTGCAACTTCCTCCATAACAACTCTAAAATTCTCTTGAGCCATTTTAGCATGACGATAAACCGAAGTAATCGAAATTTCAAAGCCATGGTCTCTAATGTAATCGGCAATTTCAGCATAAGTAAAATTAGATTGCATCATTTGTTCCACAGTATCTCTTAAATCAGGAGGAAGCTTATCAATCTTGGAATGCTTTCTGTTCCGTCTTTCCATAATGCCCTCCTAAATATTAATGCAATTGTCTGATAGTCCTCCAGCGAGAAGCCTTATGCCCTTCGAAGTAAGCTTTGCTTCTAGCATATCAAAAGATGCATCTGCCAAGCTTGAAGGAGCTTTGTTTTCAATGACACGAAGATGAATGTATCCCTCTTCATGGAGGAAATTCACACTGTCGGCTACTTCTCCCTCATTAATGTTCAACGCATATTTAATTCCACTGAGTTTGTTATATTTTGTTCTTAAAATATTAATTGCCCGGAGAACTCTGCCATTGTTTTCAACAAAGTTTCCGGCTCTTATTTTTGAACCCATTTCTTTATCAGTCACTTTATTGCCCTCCCTTATGCACTAAAATATCTATTATTTTGGATTGCGAGTCCTGAAGCTTGGTAATTTCTCTTACAAAGTCACCTTTAAACGTATCCATTTCTCTTACGAAATCCTGCTTGGAAATTGATTTGTCTTTTATTTCGGATATATCTTCATTTATTTTTTGCATTGAAGTTTTAATTTCTTCAACTTCCTTCTGCGTAGCAAACTTGTCTGACAGAGAATTTATATCCTCTTGACAACAGTCTACTTTTCTAATTGTGCCTTTAACATAAAATCCTATAATTGCGATAACTGTCGATATTGCTAAAACAATTACAGATGCAATTATTGATATAATTACTTCATTCATTTCTGTCACCTCACAAATAAAAAATGGTATAGTCAAACCTCTAGTTTAACTATACCATTAAAATTGTGACACAAAAAATGACAGTGTCATTGACACTGTCAAAAATCTTGAAATGTAATTTGCTCTTCGGGTGGGGCAGCTCTTAGCTTTTTAACATCATTAGAAACAATTCTTCTGATTGTACGTTCTGAAACATCATATTTAAAAGCTAACTCTCGAAAATTGTATCCATCAAACTCTGAACGAATTTTATCTTGCCTGTCTACATTTATCAGAGTATCAACCTTTGGAACATAAATGCTTGACCCAGCGTAGTTATACACCAAAGTCTTAAATGCCTCAATTCCTATAATTTCAGCAAGCTCATACTGTTCGTTTTTTAAATCCTCAAGCGTGAGCTCATCAAGCAGATTCATTAGCTAACACCTGCCTTTTTAGCTTTCCTTTCAGCATTTCTAACATATCGCTTTAAAGTTTCAATTAGCTTTGCTCCTTGCTCAAAAGATACCCATTTAAAAGGTGATTTAGCATTAACAGTAATATTTAATATCTTTTGGATTGCACCCATCATTCTGTCACCAACAGTAGCGGAAGACTCTGTTTCATCAAGCTCCTGAAGTCTATAAATCATTCGCCATGCTAGATTTTGTTGTGCCTGTGTCATCATATCAGGAACGTCTTCAGGTGCTTTTGCTTTTGGCTTGTCCTTTTTTGTTTTAAGAGGAGCTTCAAGGTTAGATAATTTCATTCGCTCGATAAGCTCGCCCTGAAGCTTTTTAAACTCTGTATCAGTTAATTTACTAACCGATTCCTTACCAGTAACAGAGAATACAAGCTGATGCAACATATCATTTTTATTGTTACTCTCCAACATCCCTAGTCCTGAAGCCAAAGCATAAACTCGCTTAATTTGTTCTTTTGTTATCTGTGCCATAGTAGCTCCTCCTTAATTCAATTTTTAATCAATTGCATCAACTGTTATTTTTGGTGTTTCTTCAACAACAACAGCACCGTCA